GACGAAACGGTCCGCGCTCGACAGCGTGCGCGAACAGCGGCCGGTGACCTTCGCCTCCGCCGACTACGCCCGCAGCCTCACCCTCGACCTGGACGCCGAGTCCCGAGGCTGGACACATTCCGCCGTGGCGTACCGGTGCGTGGCGCAGATCGCCGACAACGGCTCCAGCGTGAACCTGGAGATCACCCGCCCCGACGGGTCGGTGATCGACGGGCACCCGATCGCGCACCTGTTCAACAAGCGGCCGAACCCGCAAATGTCGTCGGCGCGTTCGCTGAAGTCGGTCATCCTCCAGCAGCTCCAGCTCTCCGGGAAGTCGTTCGCGTTCTGCTACCGCGGCGAGTCCCTCGACCCGGCCGCCGACGTGCAGGCCATCTACCCGGTCTACGACGACGTGCAGGTCTTCGTGGCCCGCCGGAAGGACGACGACCCGCGTCCGCCGGACGTCATCGGGTTCGTCATCAACCGGGCCGACGGCGTCCGCGTGCCGGTCCTGCCGGACGAGATGCTCTGGTTCAAGTACCCGCACCCGTTCGACCCGCTGCTCTCCATCGCCCCCTGGAAGGCCGCCCGCCATGCGGTCGATGTGGACGCGTTCGCCCGCGAGTGGCAGCGCTCCAGCCTGGAGAACGGGGCGCAGCCCGGCGGTGTGGTCTACCTCGGCGAGATGGAGCCGGAGGCGTTCGCCAAGGCCAAGGCCAGCTTCCGCAGCACGGTGGAGGGCCCGGCGAACGCACGCCGGCACCTGCTCGTTGCGTCGCCGCCCGGTTCGTCCGGGAAGCCGATCGAGTACGCGCGCCTGGGCCTGACCGCCGAGGAAGTGTCGTACCTGGAGACCCGCGTGCAGTCGGCAGAGGAGGTGATGTTGGCGTTCGGTGTGCCGCGTGACCTGCTCATGGGCGGGGCGACGTACGAGAACCGGGCCGCGTCCAAGACCGCCTTGTGGTCGGACAAGATCGTGTCCGACCTGGAGATCATGTCGTCGGAGATCGACCGCGTCCTCCTGCCCAGCGACGCCGAGAACGCAGGCTTTGACCTGTCCGGTGTCGAGGCCCTGCAAGAGGCGCAGGACTCGGTAGCCACCCGGCTGCGGTCCCTGGTGTACGCCGACATTGCGATGATCGACGAGGCGCGGTCCGCTGTCGGCTGGGACCCGCTCCCGGGCGGGATCGGCAAGCAGACCCTCACCCCGTACCGGTCGCAGTGGGCACCGGTACCGGGCGCACCGTCCGGTGACGAGGAGCGGTCATGGCTGGCCGACTTCTCCCGCATCCCCGCCCCGCAGCCGGACGTGGCCACCCTGGTGCGGCAGGCCGTCGCCGAGGCCGTTCCCGCCGTCGTCGCCGCGCTGACGCAGGCAGACGCCCGCACGACGCCCCGTCGTCTGGAGCTGACGCGCGCCGACGACGTCCCGTCGTCGCCGTCGGTGGACGAGATCAACCAGACGTATGACGAGCTGGAGGCCGTCGGCCGGCGCGCCGTGCAGGCCCTCGCGAAGGAGCAACGCGAGCGGGTGCTCCGCGACTTCGACCGGCTGATGAACAAGCCGGAGCGCAGCGCCCAGTGGCTGACCGAGGTGCGCACCGAATCCTGTGCGCTGGCCCGCGAGCAGCTGCTCACCCTCGCCCCGCCCGACCTCGACGTCGTACCGGCCGCCCGCGCCACAGGCATGGACATCGCTTCGGGCCCCGACGGCTGGGAGCAGCGCATCCGGCTGCGGGAGATCTTCGATGGCGGGTACTGGCGCCGCCAGACCGCGCGCCTGATGCGGCCGTTCGTCGAGCGGGCATGGCGCCGCGGCGGCGTCAGCATCAGCCCGTCGTTCGACCTCGACGAACCGGACGTGTCCCGCGCCCTCCGGCAGCGGGTCGACGAGCTGGCCGGACAGGTGACCGCGACGACCGAGCAGGTACTCCGCTCCCAGCTGCTGGCCCACGGCGTCGCAGAGGGCGAGTCCATCCCCGAGCTGCGGGACCGGATCCAGCGCGTGTTCGCCGAGCTGGGCGACTACCGCGCCACGATGATCGCCCGCACCGAGACAGTCGGCGGGTACAGCGCCGCCAGCCACATGGCCGCCGCCGAGGCCGGAGCCGTCCGCAAAACGTGGCTCAGCACGGACGACACCCGCACCCGCCGCACCCACCGAGCCGCGCAGGGCCACTCGGTGCCGATGGACGAGCGGTTCGCCCTCACCGAGTCGCGGTGGCCGGCCGACGCCACGGCCCCGGCGAGTCAGAGCATTCAGTGTCGGTGCGCGTTGACCTATGAGTTTGACCCCGCCCCCAACGACGAGGAGTCCTGACCATGGCCGAGTACGAGGCGTTTCCCCAGGGCTTTCCCCCAGCCCTTGCCCAGCATCTTCCAGCACCGGACCTTTCCGAGACTGAGGAACTGCGCCCCCGGACCTTCGCGCTGGTCCGCGACCACGACGTCACGGGAGTCTCGGGCACTGGGTCCGTGGCGGACGGCGTGCAGTGGCCGGATGGCACGGTCTCTGTCCGCTGGGTGGGGCCGCACCCGTCCACCGTGTTCTGGAACTCACTGGACGACGCACTCGCAGTACACGGTCATGGCGGTCACACGCGGATCGTGTGGGACGACGAGAACGAGGAGTCGTGACCGTGCCCACCCTCATGAACGGCGAAATGCCGTGCGTCCTTCAGGCCGCCGAGGAGGAGCAGTACACCGGCGCCTACCAGCCCAGCGGCGTGCCGCTGCACGAGGTGCGCCGCGGCCCCTACGACGGCACCCGCGCCGCCGTGCTCCTCACCGACGGGGAGCCGCCCAAGACGCTCACCTTCAAGGGCGGCAGGTTCGCCTACGTCCTCGCGACCATCACGGACGGCATCGCCACGTACCGGTACGCCCCCAAGCTTTCCCCGCTGCACCGCCAGTTGATGGACAGCGTCGCCGAGGCCTACGCCGAGCACGCGCTCACGAAGGGAACCCCGTGATGGAGATCGAGTTCCGCGTCTTCGAGACGCACGAGTTCCGCGTCGATGAGGACCAGGACGGCACCTTCAACGGCGTCGCCTGCCAGTACGGGAAGAAGGACAGCTACGGCACCACCTTCCACCCGGGCGTCTTCAAGCGCGGCATCGACAAGGGCAGCTACGCCTACCTGTGGATGCACAGCCCCTACACGCCGATCGGCACCTTCCGCGCGGACGAGCAGTCCAACCTGCTCCACATCGACGGCCGGTACGACGACACGGTCGACGGCCGCGATAAGCGCGCCATGGCGCGCAGCGGCTCGGCACGGGAACTGTCCGTCGGGTTCGTGCGCACCGACCTGCCGGCGTGGGAGAAGCTCGCCAAGATGACCGACGAGGAGCGCCGCGACGTCCTCGACAACATCCGCTCGGCGCGCCTCGTGGAGGTCTCCCAGATCACGGCGCGCATGGCGGCCGTGCCTGGCTCGAAGCTGAAGACGGTGCGGACCGCGCTCGGCGACCTCTACACCGAGGCAGGGGAGCCGACCCTCGTGGAGCGGCTGGCCGAGTACGACCGCGAGCACGGGCGGGACACGGAGATCCTGCACAGGCAGGAGCAGCGGCGGAAGCGTGCGGCGGCGCTGCTGCGTCTGGTGTCGGCGGGAGGCTCGTGATGGGCCGCTTCAAGTCGCGTGCCCAGTGGCGGTGGGCGTTCGCGAACCGGATGCCGTGGGCCCGCAAGTGGGCGCACCGCAACCAGAACTCCCAGCCCTACCGGGCCCTGCCCCGCCGTGCCCGTCGCGGCCGACGACGCAGCTAGACGGGCGTCACCGCACCCCCTGACGACACGCCCCACATCATTCGATCTACCCTCGCCGCATCCGGGGCACTGACCGGACGTAAAAGCCCAGTGCATCGCCGGGCGCGCTCCACCGGCCGTGACAGACGGACGCAGACACCCAGACATCTGGGCGGCTGCGAGCCGTCCACGAACCGGAGGGGGCGTCATGCCGACCCTGCTCGAGGAGCGCGCGGAGATCGAGGCGCAGCTCGCTGACCCCGACTTCGCCGGAGACGAGGACGAACTCCTCGCCCGTGCCGCCGACATCACCGAGAAGATCAAGAAGGCGAACGCTCGCGCTGAGGCGCGCCGCAACCTGCTCGCCGCCAACCCCCCGGAGCCTGGTGGCGAGCAGCCGCAGGCACGGCAGGAGCGCCCGGGCGAGCAGCCCGAGCAGCGCGGCGGACACGTCCCCGTCCTCGACATGGCCGAGCGTTTCGTCAAGGCCGACGGCCTCGCCTCGTTCCGCAGCAAGCTCAGCGGCCAGGTCCGCGTAGAGGCGACCGACCTCGACACCCGCGCGCTGGTCACCACGACCACCTACCCGGTCACCACAACCCGCGTCCCCGGCGTCATCCGCGAGCCCGAGCGCACGTTCCGTGTCGCCGACCTCCTCGACCGGCAGACCACCAGCGGCGGCGCAATCGAGTACGTCCGCGAGCTCGTTTTCACCAACGCGGCCGCGGTCGTCGCTGAAGGTGCAGCGAAGCCCGAGTCGAGCATCACGTTCGACACGGTCAGCACCACCACCAAGACGGTGGCGCACTGGCTCAACATCACCCGCCAGGCCGCCGACGACGACGGCCAGCTCATGGGCTACATCCGCGGCCGGCTCACCACGGGCCTGGAACTGAAGATCGACGCCCAGGTCCTCAACGGCGACGGCTCCGGCTCGCAGCTCCAGGGCATCATGACCGCCACCGGCGTGCAGGTGTACAGCCCGGCCGTGGCCGAGGAAGCGGACTCGAACCTGATCCGGCTCCGCAAGGCCCGCACTCTGGTCGAGCTGTCGGAGCGCACCCCCGACGGCGTGATCCTCCACCCGGTCGACTGGCAGAACGTCGAGCTGGACACCGACGACACCGCGCGTTTCCGCGTCGTCAGCAACGTGCAGGAAGTGGCGCCGGCCCGTATCTGGGGCATGCGCGTCATCTCCACCACCGCGATGACGCAGGGCTCGTTCCTGG